TATGGACCACGATTCGTGGTTCGCGGTCATGTGTGTACGGAACTACCCCATGTGTGTACGGTGTGTGTACAGATGTGTGTACAGTTTGAGAGGGTAAAAAGTGAGGAAACACGGGGGCTGTAGAGATGTGTGTACTGTGTGTACAGTAGTTTCAAGTTGAAGTTCGATTTATAAAAAAAAACAGTGTTTTAAAAAAACGTCTGAACGAACTTGAAAAAGCCTACACACAGTACACACATTACACACATTGGTGTAAGTCATTGATATGTATAGAAAAGATGTGTGTACGAAACGCGAATCAAACCGTACACACATTTTTTGTTCCGTACACACACTACATAACCCCGTTGAAGGCGACGCACTTGACGAGCGTGAGGAAGAGCAACGCACCACCGAACACGATGTCTGATGTATCAATCGCGAACCGTGGGTTACGAACCAAGGATCTACGAGTCTTTCTTCTAGTATATTTCATGGGCTTTCTCCCTTATAGCTTCATGGTGTGATGATTGAGGGCCTTGAACCGTGCTTCGCGAGCATCGAACCCCATGCGAATGTACTGCTGATATATCTTCGTTAGTTCCTGTACATCGTTCGTTCTGCGTGGAGCGCGAGCAACGCGAGCGGTTCGCGATTCACTGCCCTCGAACTTCTTGGGATTGAAATGTCTTTCGAATAGTTCTGATACGTTCATCGTTTATACCTCTGCGCTTGTGAGCCAGATACCGAGGATCGCGATCGTCAGTACCATTGGAATGAATAGCATTGCTACCTGAATAGTTTCTTGTGACATGGTGTATCTCCAAAGTGATTGAATGTACAAGAAGGAACTGACCGCGGACCACGGAACGTGGGCCGTGAAAAAGAACAGGCCAAAAACGGGACAAGGTTCCAGGAGCAAAAACAGAAACAAGGTTCCAGTTGCGCGATTCGGGGAACGGGTGTGCCAGACCAGCAAGGGGGGAGATAGTCGATGAGCGATATAAACGTAAAAATGAAAAAAATTTTCTAAAAAAATTTCTAGCAAAAATTTGCTAGGAAGTGCTTACGAATAGAATTTACCCCTTAGTATAATAGTTATGCTATTATTCGTAAGCATGAATAGCACGACCATATGTGCATCATGCAATAGAGCCCTGGAAAGCAAGCATTTCCGCAAGGGACGCGCAACCTGCATGGCTTGCAAAGCTAAACAACTAGAGGAGCGCGTCTCTCGATCCTATGAGAATTACCTGCGCCACTTATACTCTAATAGTAAGTCTAATGTTAAATGTGGCAAACGGGGCGATCATGTTGAATGGGATATCGAACCAGAAGATATCACTGCCTTATGGGACAAGCAGCAAGGTAAATGTGCTGTATCCGGTGTCTTCCTTACACATCACAAAGATGGATCTGGCAGAAAAGACTACAACGCCTCCATCGACCGTATTTCATGTGAACGTGGATATACTCCACAAAATGTTCAACTGGTTGCTTATCGCATCAATATTATGAAACACACACTATCTGAGGACATGTTTTACTGGTGGATCAAGACTATAAACGATTTTTCTTGTGATTGAATAATAGTACCGCTATTATATGCAAAGATGGAGATAGAAGTAGTCGCTATAGACGGTTTAGATGCCGCAATTATCGGAACAACTGTTCGTTATAAGCAGGAAGTACTTTGTTACGACTACGATAAGTGCGTGGCGATAATCATAGCGCGGGGGTACTCAGTAGAGTACGCCGAAGAATATGTAGACAGGTTGTCCTCGCAAGACTTCGAGGGTGCACCTGCTTTTGTGTTTTTTGACAACGATCAAGAGTTCTATGGATCTAGCCTCACAGAAGGAGCAACTGTCCACTGACCTAGTCAGTGAGCACACCGAGTTCCAATCGCATATGCCGTATATGGGCATAAGCCGTGGATCGCTAACCATGCAGCAAGAAAAACTGGTCTCGCTTATCAGTTCGGGCATGACAATCGCGGCCGCGGGTCGCGGTGCGGGATACTCGTCCCCCCAGGCAACCTATGCCGCTGCAAAAGTACCAGATGTCCAACAAGCGATTGAGTATTTTCGTCAGGAGATGCGTGAAGAGGTGAAGTTTACCAATCAGCACGCACACATGATGTACATGGAAGCGTACAACTCATCGGCAAACGCGACTGAGATGAAAAACACAACTGATTCACTGGTGAAGCTGCATGGTCTTGCTGCACCAGAAAACGCTACCCAAGTAAACATCAACATCAACGGTACAAAGCAGCTTGAACGCATGACCGATGAGGACTTGTTAAAGATCGCGGGTAAAGACCTCGACTACCTAGAACCGAAGAGTGATTAAGTATGAATAAAGTTCTACACATGTTGGGTTTACACCCAGCGCAAAAACAAGCGGCTAAAAAGAAGAAAGCAGATGCCGCCGCTAAAAAGAAAGCAGTACCTAAAAAGAAAGCAGTACCTAAAAAGAAACCTGTAGCTAAAAAGAAACCAGTTAAGAAGGCTAAATAAGTATGAAAAAGAAAAGTACTGAATTTCCACACAACAAAAAGCAAGCTGCAGCCCAAGTTGCCAAGTTAAAGAAGGCTAACGCTGCTAAGGCTAAAGCTAAGCCTAAGGCTAAAGCTAAGCCTAAGGTAAAAAACCTGCTTGGTAAGAAGAAAACTGGGCCAAATGTAGTGAAGAACTTGCCTGCTAAGAAAGGCGCGAAGAAGACATACAAGCCTTACTAAATGACAGAAGTTACAAAGGTCGAATGCATACGCTGTAAAGCGTCGCACCCCGAAACACTGTACGCGGGAGATGACCGACTCTGTGTTTATTGTAAAGCGGACATCGCGGAGCAAGAACCACTGCCCGCGAGCCCCGAACCGGAGCCCGAGAGGCAGGAAACGTTAGAGGATAAGGCACGCGCGGAACTCGCTCTGCGCTTCCTGACCCGTAAAAGGTTGTTACCTTTTGTTGAGAGGTTCAACCCTGACTACCAAGCGGGTTGGGTGCACAAGGATATTTGTAAACGATTAGAGGATTTTTCCAGAGATGTTGCTGAAAAAAAGTCTCCAAGACTTATGCTATTTATGCCGCCTAGACACGGTAAGAGCACGCTCGCGTCAGTTGCATTCCCAGCTTGGCATCTGGGTAGACACCCTGAGCACGAATTTATTAGTTGCTCGTACTCGGGCTCTCTGGCAATGGCATTTAGTAGAAAAGTCCGCGGTCTCTTACGTGAAGAAGGATTTAAGTCTGCTTTTAAAACCCGCCTCGACCCTCAGTCTCAATCTGCTGAGGCGTGGCTTACTAGTACTGGCGGGGGTTATGTTGCTGCCGGTGTTGGCGGCGGTATTACTGGTAAGGGTGCTCATATCCTTGTCATCGATGATCCGGTAAAGAACCGTGACGATGCTGAATCATCAAATGCTAGAGAAAGTACTTGGGACTGGTATACCTCAACGGCGTATACCCGCCTTGCTCCTGGTGGTGGCGTACTCGTTATTCTCACTCGCTGGCATGACGATGATCTTGCTGGACGGCTACTCAAAGCAGCAGCTGATAATGGAGAACAATGGGAAGTCGTTAACTACCCAGCTCGAGCAGAAGTTGATGAAGAGTTCCGACTACAGGGAGAAGCGCTACACAGGGAGAGGTACGATGAGGAGGCGCTTGCCCGCATTGAAAAAGCAGTTGGACCACGAGACTGGTCTGCGCTTTATCAGCAAAACCCTGTAGCAGACGATGGTGATTATTTCACCAGAGATATGATTAATTACTACGATCGCGACGAAATAGATCACGACCGTATGAGATTTTACTGCGCTTGGGACTTGGCGATTGGTAAGAATGATCGGAACGATTATACGGTCGGTATTGTTGTTGGCGTAGATGAACAAGATTGTATGTTTGTAGTTGATATGGTGCGTGGCCGGTTTGATGGTTTTGAGCTGGTTGAGCAGATACTAGACCTCTACGAACTATGGAAGCCCTCAATTATTGGTATTGAGAAAGGGCATATTGAGATGGCCCTCGGGCCGTTCCTCGAGAAGCGCGTTCGTGAGCGAGGGCTCTACGAAGCGTACTTCAAAGATCTCAAAACTGGCCGCAGGGATAAAGAAGCGCGAGCCAGAGCAATCCAAGGTCGGATGCAACAGGGCATGGTGTTTCTGCCCAAAGATGAAGAATTTACAGGCCCTTTGGTAGCAGAGTTATTGCGCTTCCCTAACGGGGTACACGACGACCAGGTAGATGCCCTGGCTTGGATTGGTTTGATGATGACTGAATTCAGCACGTTTGCTGAAAAGGTCGAACAC